ATCGACACACTGCGCTCTCGCGGCTGGACCGTCACAGTTACAGGAGGTTACTAATGAGGCTGACAATCGCTTGCCCCGCCACTCTCCGTAGTGATGCAAACCAACTAGCCATGGTATTGGGCTACCGTCCGTCTGATGCAGAAACCTACGGCGAGTTGAACTGGCAGGACGCGGGGGCAACCTTTACGCCTGCGCAAGCTTGATCGTGTCTGACGCATTCACAACGGTGGCGCAGAGCGGCCTACAGCGCCCCGCATGGGACACCGACATCCACGTCAACATGGCAGCCGCTGATCGCGCACAAGCGGCGCTGGTGTTCAGCCTGACGCCTGTGACGGCCATGCCCCGACAAGTTGACCGCTTGCGTGGGTGACGACGCGCTGGCAACGCTCGCCGCGATGGGGCTGACGCAGGTTGAGGTGGATGTATGACAACCCGCGACACCCGCCAAAATTTCCTGAAGCTTCTGGATGACACATGGCCTGGCGTCCGGTCGGAGTTTGTCGCGGCAATGCGACAGGCGCGGGCTGGCGTTGATATGCGGGCGCTTGAGGCTGCCATTGCGCGCGGTGATGTTGACGCGGCATTCCGGGCGCTGAGGTTCGATGCGGCCGATTTGTTCAAAACAGATACTGCAATCACTGCGGCCATGACCGCGGGCGGCAATTACCAGATGGGGCGCGTTTCAGCACGCCACCCGCCGCGCGCCGATTGCCAGCCGCGTCGTGCAGTCGTTCGGGGGCCTAACGAGCGGGCCGAGCGGATTGCGCTGGAACTTGGATCGAAGCTGGTGACTGAGGTGTTGGACGACAAGCGCGTCCTGATAGCCCAGACAATCCGGGGAGGGCTTCAGGCTGGCGCGGGGCCGCTGCGCACCGCACTGGACATCGGTGGGCGTGTGGTCAACGGCACGCGGCAAGGTGGGCTGGTGGGGCTGCACAGCACGCAGGCGGAGTATGTCCAGTCAATGCGGGCCGCGCTGTCGCCCACAAACGGTGTTGGGGTTCGCCGGATCGTGACGGACCCGCTCACAGGAAAGCAGCGCGCGATCAAAGACTACTGGATTGGCCAGGATGGCAAGCTGAAAAGCACATTTACTGCGCGCAACAAGCAATCCGACGCTGCCATTTTCCGCGCCATTCGTGACGGCACAACTTTGCCACAATCCGCGATTGATCGGGCCGCGCAGGGATACTCAAACAACCTGTTGCGGCAACGCGGCGAAACCATTGCCCGCACCGAAACGCTCAAGGCGCTGAACGCCGGGCGGCAAGAGGCGCTGGATCAGTTGATCGAAAACCCGAACAACGATGTGCGGGCTGAGGACGTGGTTCGGGCTTGGGATTCGACGGGCGACGCTCGCACGCGCGAGACACACGCGGCTGCGGATGGTCAGGTTGTGCCGCAAGGTGAGGCGTTCACGGTTGGCGGATATTCAATGATGTATCCTGGCGACACGTCGCTTGGCGCACCGGCCGGTGAGACCGTGAATTGCCGATGCTATATGGCACCAGAAATCGACTTCTTCGCGAGGCTGGAATAATGGTAAAATATACCTTTGCAACTTTGGACCAGTGGACAAAAAGACCGAAAAGCGAATTGACGCTGTGCTGAAGGACGCGACACAAACGACAATCGCCATTGCGCAAAAGACAAAAGCTAAAGGCGGTCGCATGCCAGTTATCACAAATAATTTGCGCGACAGCTTGGAATCCTCAATCGCGGGAGGGGCCAAGGGTGACGGCGAGGAATCCTACATTCTGGTTGCAGGCAACATGAAAGGTGGTGATCTGGCAACATTCACTTGGACAGCCGAGTATGCAAGGCGCGTAAATGACGGCTTTACCGGACCAGACAAGCTGGGCAGAACCTACAGCCAAGTGGGCGCGCACTTTGTCGAGGGTGCCGTCGATCAATGGCCCGCGATTGTGCGGGCATCTATTGCAAAAGCAAAGGCGCGGGTCGGATGAACCATAAGCAGATCAAAACAGCCCTGCGCACACGCCTGGCCGCCACACCGTCCGCCCCGCCGATTGTATGGGGTGAAAATGCTCCGGGTGTTTATGACACGCCGTCGCTGCAATACGTCACGCCGGATCCGCCTTATTGGTTGGCGTATTTTACCACCACGCCGCCTGAGCGTTTCGGCCTGTCCAAGTCAAGCCTTATGACCATTCGGTTGTTTGTGGCAGTCTTTGTGCGGGAGGGCACGTTCGAGGATGATGCTGACGACCAAGCGCAGCGCATCATTGACCAATTCCCCATTGACCTGATACTATCCGCCGGAGACGGTCAAATTCAGGTGACAGATATGGGCGACCCACAGCCGGGCGCAATCGACGGCGCATACTTTCGCAAGAATGTGTCGATCCGTTGCCGCGCAATCTTTCAAAGGACACCTTAAATATGGACAAGAAACCGATCACAGGCGCGCGCATCGTCACCATGCCGACGCCAACCGGCACGACACCCGCCATGATCTGCAATGGCGATGTGCCTGAGAAGGGCGACGTGCTGCAATTCGCAATGTCCAACGGCGTCACTTATTCCGGCACAGTGGCCGACGCTACCGAAGCCGGCGGCGAAACGCTGGTCGAGTTCACCGATGGGCTGACCCCGTCAAAACCTAGCCTGCAAAGGAGATAAATCATGGCACTACAACAAGCGGTGGGGGCAACAATAGGCTTTGTGGCTGAACTGCCGGAGACCCACGACGACACCGGATTTGGTACGCTGACCTATGAGACTGTAGGCAAGCTGGAAGGCTACCCCGACCTTGATGGCGTCTACGATATCGCGACATTCACCGGACTCGATAGCGGTGAAGAAGAAAAGTTCGTCGACGTTCTTCGTGCCGGGAACAGCTCTTTCATGGTCGGCCTCGACCCTGACGACGCGGGCCAGACCGCAGTGGAAACGGCGTTCCGCGACGGCACCAAGGGGTCTTTCGAGTTCACTCTGAAGGACGGCACGATCTACTACAGGACGGCCGCCATCACGAGCTACAACCCGACCAACATCGGGGTTGGCAATGTGGTGATGGCCGACCTCGGGCTTGAGTTCGAGAAAACAACAATCAAGGTCGCGGCACCATGATCTGCCAATCCCGGCGCTTTGGTCCTTCCTGACGCCGGGGAAGGGGCGGCGAGGAATTGGGTGGTTTCTCGTCGCTCCGATATTCACCCACCACCCAAGGGAATGATCGAATGTTTACAGACACCCGCAAGATTTCCGAGGACGGCGCATGGGTCCACGTCAAGGACGGGCGCAAGAAGGCTTACCGCGACAACGAGGACGGCACAGAGGACAAGAACCGGCCGATCCGGATCAAAGTGCTCGGGCCGGACAGCAAGACCCTTCAGGGCCGCATCCGCGCCCGCATGGCCAAGATCACCAAGGCTCACGGCGGCATGAACATCGACCAGATGTCCGAGGACGAGCTTGTCGAGTTCATGGAAGAAAACAGCGGTCGGCTGGCCGAGAACATGGCTGACGCGACGATCGAGTGGGAGAACATGCCGGACGGCAAGGGCGGCAACCTTCCCTGCACCGTCGAGAACGCGGTCTGGCTGTATGACGCATACCCGGCGATCCTTCGTCAGCTCCGCGCGGAGACCTCGGAGATCGACGATTTTTGACGCTCGCCAAGCGGAGCTGAGGATGTACTTCCGGCACCTCGCTTGGCTTGAAACGCCTGAGTCCGAGAAAAAGAACCTGACCCGTATGGGCGAAATGCGGGTCAGGCGAGAAGATCCCAAGCTGCCACCGCTGACCACCGCCGCTTACCTGGCCCAGTGCCTGATCGGGGTGGGGATCAAAATGCCCGCGCCGAGCGGCGGGGTCGCGCCGCTTTCGGCTTTAGAGCTTCGGTCATGGGCCGAGGCGACATCGGCAGATCTGGGGCCGATCGACTTCCAGAACATCCTGGACGCGTCGCGCGAGTATGTCGCCGCCTATCACGAATACAACAGCAAGGCGGTCCAGCCACCTTGGGAGCCGGAGATCACCGCCGAGGAAAAGGCGGCACGCGACGCGGCAGAAGAAAGGTTTTTGACATGATGATGGGCGTGAAGAATGGCTGAAGATCTTGCCCGTCTGGGCCTGCAAGTTGACAGCGGCCCTATCCGCGGTGCGCGGCAAGAGATGGGGCCGCTTTGCAGCCGAGGGCAAGAAGACCGAGAAGGCCGCCGGCGGCGTTACCAAGTCCGCAGCCGCCATGTCCGCCGGAATGCGCCGCGCGTCCAGCGCCATTGGCGCGGCTGTGGCGGGCCTTGCGGCGCTGTCCGGCTCAATCCGGGTGCTGTCATCGTTCGAACGGCAGATGAGTGCGGTAGGGGCCGTTTCACGCGCTACGGCCGACGAAATGGCTGCCATGCGCTCGATCGCCGCCGAGTTGGGTAGCACGACCGAGTTCACTGCGACGCAGGCGGGCGAGGGGCTGGAGTTTCTGGCGCGTGCCGGCTTCTCGGCCTCAGAATCGGTCTCGGCCATCCCCGCGGTTCTGGACCTAGCCACAGCGGCGGCCATGGGCCTTGGTAACGCGGCTGACATCTCGTCTAACATCATGTCGGCGTTCGGCATCGCGGCGACCGACGCGGCAAGCGTGGCCGATGTTCTGGCCGCCGCGTCCAGCCGGGCGAACACGGATGTCGAGCAGCTCGGCACCGCCATGTCCTTTGTCGGTCCTGTGGCGTCGGCGCTGGAGATCGAAATGTCGGATGCCGCCGCAGCGATTGGTGTGCTGTCGGACGCAGGTATCCAAGGTAGCAGCGCGGGCACCGGTCTCCGGCGGGTTCTGTCCTCGCTCGCAAACCCGACGGGCGAGGCCAAGACCGCACTGGAAGGGCTAGGGCTGGAGCTGGAAAGGCTCAACCCGCAGACGAACGACATCACCGAGATCGTGCAGCGCCTGAGCAACGCAGGGCTTTCCGCGGCGGACGCGCTGACGATCTTTGGCGACAGAGGCGGTCCGGCCATTCTTGCGCTCACCAGCCAAACGGGCCGGCTGCGAGAATTGACGGGGGCGCTGACGGATGTCGAGGGTGAGTCTGCTCGCATGGCGGACACAATGCGCGACAACCTGGGTGGTGACATCGACAGCCTTTGGTCGTCTGTGCAGGGCCTGATAATTGCGCTCGGGGAGCTTGGGTTGACGGCGGTTCTGCGCGGGGTGATCGGCACAGTCACGGCGGTTACACGCGGCGTCACTGCAATGGTCAACGCCTTTGCAGGCGCGGCGCAGTGGTTCGAGGACCTGTTTGATTTCAGCGGGTCGCTGGATGCAGTTTCACGTGCGGCGGACACCGCAAACCTCGCCATTGCTGACAACTTGGCTCAGGTCGAGGCGCTAGGTATTGCCGCGCGCGGCGGCCAGCGTGTTTCGCTCGACTACGCCGGGTCGCTGCTCGCTACCGCCAAAGCTGCACAAGCCTCGGCCCGTGCAGAGCGTGAGCTGGCGTTGCAACGCATCCGCGCAACCGACGATTACCAGCGCACTGTCGATGACGTGAATAGGCTCAACGAGGCAATCGGGCTGTATCAAGAGATCCTTTCGGATTCGGCAAGCGAAGCAGATATCGCCCGCATCGCGAAACAGCTCAACCTCCCGATAGACGCTGGCAATGTCGATGGTTTGGTCGACAACTACGAGCGCGCGATTGATAAGCTGCGCGAGATCCGGGACGAGCAGGAAGCGATGCTTGATGAGGTCGGAGGCACCACCGAGGAAAAGCCGCGCGGCCACGGCCGAGATTAAACGTTGGGAACAGGCTATCAAAGACGCAACAGACGGCATGGTGACGCTAGGGGCGGGGCGTCAGGCGCAGCCGACACCACACAGTCTCTGGTTAGACTCGCTGGCATGGTTAGCTTCGACAGCGCCACGCAATCGGCAAGCCTACTGGCGGCTCAGATCGGTGTGAGCGTTGACGAGGCCATAGCGCTTAACCGCGCGTTGAACAACGCCGCCGGCATCCAGAACCCGGAGCAGCCGCGCCTTTCGCTTCCAGGTGGGGCTCCCGAGGGCAGCATCCCCGGCAGCTTTACCGGCGCAGGCGGGGAGCTTGGGTTCGATCTGAATAACACCGGCCCGAATCCCGCCGATTTCCGGCCCGATCGCACGGACCTTTCCAGCCGAGGTGGCGGGTCGTCGGCAGCGAGCAAGATCGACCAAGAGCGCGAGGCTATCGACGGTGTGGTCGACTCGCTCAAGGACCAGATCGCAGCTATTGGTGAGACCTCGACAGCGCGCAAGACCGCGCAAGCACTGCGCCAAGCCGGTGTCAGCCTATATTCGAAGGAAGGCCAGCAGATCGCGGATCTGGTCGAGCAATACGCCGAAATGCAGGAAGCACAGCGTATCAACGAGGATATCTCCCGCTCGCTGAAGGACGCGATACTGGATTTTGCCCTGGAGGGCACAGACGCGCTCGACGGCATGACCAAGGCTTTCCAGCGCATGGCTATTGAGGCGGCACTTTTCGGTGAAGGCATGATGGGCAACGGCGGGGGCGGCTTGCTCGGCGGGCTTGTCGACTCGGCGGCCGGGGCGCTATCGGGTCTTCTTGGCGGCAGCGCATCGGCCGGACCGCTGGCTGGGCAGCCGATCTTCGATATTGCGAGCAGCTTTGACGGTGGCGGTTACACAGGCTCCGGCGCGCGCACCGGGGGCTTGGACGGCCGAGGCGGCTTTATGGCTATGATGCACCCTCGCGAGCGGGTCTACGACGAGTCGCGCGGTCAGAGCCGGGGCCAGCAGGGCGGGGTCGTGAACAACATCAAGGTGATCGCGCCGCCGGGATCTGTAGGTACAGCGAAGAGCGTCAGCAAAACTCAAGCGGCGGCGAAGACCTGACCGTGATGATCGACCGCGCGGTTAGCTCACTCGCCCGCGATCCTAGCTCAGCCATCAGCCGGACGCTTGGCAATAGCTACGGCGTCGGGCGCCAGACAAGGAAGCGATAAATGCCAACTTGGCCCGCAACACTCCCGCAGCTTGGCCAGATTGGCGCGGGATACAAGCCGCAAGACGCGGTGGCCCGTCCCCGGATGGACGCCGGGCCGCCCTCGCGACGCAATCGCTTCACCGCCATTACGAAGGACGTCAATTACCAGATGCCGATGACCGGGGCGCAAGCCGCTATTCTGGAGGACTTCCACGAGAACACGCTTCGAAACGGCGCGCTATCCTTCGACTGGATCAGCCCGTTGGACGGGTCGGCCGTCCAGATCGCATTCAAGAGTCCGCCTGAGCTGTCAGTGCGCATTGGCGACCCTGATCCCGATAAGCGACTTTGGGTCGTGACCTTGTCTCTGGAGATCCAGCCATGAGTGTAACCGACGCCTTCCGCGCTGACGCTTGGTCGCCTGAATCCGATCTTTACCTTGTGCTTCTCACGATCGAGCACCCGGATCTTGACCCGCCAATCCATGTGGTGAACAACACCGTTAATGTCATATCAAACGGCATCACCTACGTCGCTTTTCCGTTCGAGATTGCGCTGCCCGAGAGCCCGGAGAACTCCCCGCCGCGTGCCGAGTTGACAATCAGCAACGTGGGCCGTGAGATCAGTCAGGCGATCCGGTCCGTAGGCTCGCCGCCGAGTGTGACGATAGCCGTCATTCGGCAGGCGACCCCGGACGTGATCGAGGCGTTGCATGTGGGAATGAAGTTGACGGGCGTCAGCTACGACGCGCAGCAGGTGTCGGGGCAGCTTGTGCGTGAAGCTTTAGTCACTGAGCCATATCCGGCCATGACATATTCGCCGGCTGAATTCAGGGGGCTGGTCCAGTAATGAATTTGCCAGTCTTCGTCAACAAGGTGCTTTGCATGCCTTTTGTCGCCCGGGGCCGGGATTATGAGGGTGGTGATTGCTGGGCTGTTGTGTGGCTTTTTTATCGCGACGTGCTCGGTCGCGACCTTCCGGCCTACGATACGGGATATGCCACCGCAGGGGCCTCCGCTGTGGACCGCTCGATGGTCGGCAGGATCATGATTCGCGAGCGGGTTAAATGGGAGCAGACCGACGCGCCGAGGTTGGGTGATGTCGTGATGCTGCGCTGTTCCGGCGCTGCCTGCCATGTCGGCGTGATGATCGACGACCGGCAGTTCTTGCACATTGAGGATCGTCGCGGCGCGACGGTCGAGCGTCTTACATCACCAATCTGGCAGCGCCGCTGCGAAGGAATCTACCGTCTTGCCGAATGATATGATCACCCTGACCGCTGCGGCCCACCCGTTCGAGGCGTCCTCGAAGACAATCCCGGTGGCGGAGGGGGTGTCGCTGCAGGCAATGCTGGAGCAGGCTCAGCCTGATCCAATGCTGATGCGGCACGCGGTAATCTTCATTGGCGGCTCCAGGATAGAACGCCGGTACTGGCACTGTGTCTACCCCAAGGCCGGCGCACTGGTAGAGATCCGCGTTCTGCCGACGGGCGGCGGCGGCGGCGGCGGTAACAAGGATGTGCTTCGCATCGTGCTCACCCTAGCCGTGCTAGTGGCGAGTGTGTATATTCCCGGTCTTCAAGTGCTCGCCCTCGGCCCTACGCAGCAAGCCTTTCTGCAAGCCGGCATCGCAGTCTTGGGCAACCTCGCTGTTAACGCGCTGGTCCCTGTGCAGCAGCCCGAGGGGCCTCGCGAGGAAGAAAGACGGTTTGGCATTCAGGGGTTCCAAAACCGCGCGCGGCCATTTGATCCAGTTACTCAGATCCTCGGTCGGCACCGCATCGCGCCGGACTATGCGACGCGGGTGTTCACCGAGATCGTCGGTCAGGACCAGTATCTGCGCACAATATTTGCATGGGGCGTTGGCCCGATGGAGATCGACGTTGACAGCATTCGCATCGGGGAGACCCCGATCAGCAATTTCACCGGTGTGCAAATGGAGCATCGGCAGGGCTTTCCAGGTGATGCGCCGCGCCAATTATATTCCGACACAGTGTTTGAGGACAATCTACAGATATTGCTAGGCGACCAATCGGACGGGTCGGCTAACTTCACCGGGCCGCAAGTGCGGACGGCAGCCGCAGAAGCGGATGAGCTGAGCGTTGACATCACCTTCCCCGCTGGTCTTTTCGGAACGGGGAAAAACACAGGGAATACTCTCGGCGCCGACGCGACTATTACGGTGCGATATCGTGAGGTGGGCACGAGCACATGGCTTGTTCCCACATTTACCGCGAGGACGCACTCTTATGCTACCGGGAGCAGCATATTTTTCGAAGCCACGCGCAAGGGCACCATTAGGCATGGCATGACGTGGGATGTTCCGAGGGGCAATTACGAAGTGCAACTTCAGTGCGTGTATATGGAGACGAGCAAAAACCCGCGAACCAGTGACGTTTACTGGACTGCGCTGCGCGCGATCCAAGACCAAGACCCAATAACCAGCCGCGTTCCGGTCGCCACCACATCGGTGAGGATTAAGGCCACCGACCAGCTTAACGGCGTGCTTGACGAGCTCAACGGCATCGTCACGACACTGGGCAAAGATTGGGACGGGTCAGCATGGGTCGATGACCAGCCCATGACAAACCCGGCCAGCCTGTTCCGGCACGTCCTTCAGGGTGGTTCGAATGCTGTGCCACTGGCTGACAGCCGCATTAACTTAGCCTCGCTTGAAGACTGGCACGAGTTCTGCACGGCTAAGGGATTCACCTGCAACACGGTGATCACGTCGGGCCGGTCAGTGTGGGAGGTGCTCGCCGAAGTCGCAGCCTGCGGGCGTGCATCACCGGCAGACGTGGACGGAAAGTGGGGCGTCGTGATCGACCGCCCGCAGGCTTTCCCCGGTGAGCCACATCACGCCGCGGAACAGCAGCAATTTCAAGGCAGAAAAGGCATTCATCGAGCTTCCGCACGCCTTCCGCATTCCGTTCGTCAACGAGGATCAGAACTGGCGTCGCGACGAGCGGCGCGTGTACCGCACGGGCTTTGACGCGAGCAACGCGACCGAGTTCGAGGAATTGCAATTGCCCGGTATTACAAACCCGGATCAGGTCGAGCGCATGGGGCGCTACCGCATGGCGCAGGGCATCCATCAGCCCGAGCGGTTCACTTTTCGACAGGACATGGAGTTTCTGACCTACCAGCGCGGCGACCGGGTAAAGATCACGCATGACGTGCTTCTGCTCGGGTTGGCCTCGGGGCGGGTGAAGAGCGTGATCACGGACGGCAGCAACAATGTCACCGGCCTTGTGCTCGATGAGACAGTTGAGATGGAGTCTGGCGAGAATTACGGGATCACGATCCGCACGCTGGACGATCCAAGCGTGAACCGGGGCGTGGTGACGGATGTCGGGCAGGTGTCGACAATCACCCTCAGCTCTTCAATCCCGGCCGTCGGCGGCCAGCCGGCGGTCGGACGTCACGATCTTTTTGGCTTCGGCCTGTTCGGTCTTGAGACCGACGACGCTCAGATCATCTCGATTATTCCGCGCGCAAATGCGGAGGCCAACGTCATTGCGGTGCCCTACCGCGAGGTGATATATAGCGGCGACGACACGCCGATTCCGCCGTTCCAGTCGAACCTCACGCCGCTGCCTCAGCTGCCTGCGCCACTGGTGCGGAATGTCATCTCCGACGAGCGCGTCATAGCGCTCGGCACGGCGGGCAATCTGCGAATCCGTGTGGCGTTCGACGTTGACCCGGTGTCGCAGTCAACGGCTTTTGCAGGCTCACATATTGAGGTGCAGCAGCGCGCGACAGGCACCGACGGGGAGCCGTACGCCAACGCCCAAAGTGGAAGAGCAAAACGGGCGGTCGCGTCATCATCGGCGGTGTGCGCGAGAATGAGACATTCGATTTCAGGCTGCGTTGGGTGCCGCAAGGCGGGCGACTGCCCGGACCTTGGGTGACGGTGCCTTCGCATCGAGTTGTGGGTCGCGCTACGCCGCCGGCCGGGCTCGCTGGTCTTACGCTCAGTGCCTTCGGGGGCATGGCCTATCTGCGGTGGGATCGCCCAGCAGAGATAGACGTCCAGTATGGTGGCGAGGTGCGGTTCAGGCATAGTCCAGCGATGACAGGCGCGACATGGGGCGCGAGCAATTCGATTGGCGACCTTGCGAGAGCGAGCGCCCAACTTGTCGTGTTGCCACTGAAGAAAGGTACTTACCTGGCCCGCGTGATTGACCAGACGGGGCGGATTAGCGAGACGACGGCCACCGTTTCGACCAAGCAGGCGACAGTTCTGGATTTCGCTGCTACCGACACGATTGATGAGGCTACCGCGTTTTCCGGGGCCAAGACGAACCTCACGGTCGATACCGGCACGCTTGAGCTGACCGATCCGGCGGTCAGTCAGACGGGCGTGTACGACTTCGCGGCGGCGCTGGATTATGGGGCGGTGGTCAAACGGCGGCTTACATCCCGCATCGCACTGGTCTCGTTCAACGTGTTCGACACTATCGCGCAACGCACTGATCTGATATCCACGTGGACAAGCATCGTTGGCGACATCCCGGATGGCGGCGATCTTATTGTGCAGGTTCGGCATACCGACGACGACCCGTCAGGCACGCCGGAATGGACAGCCTGGGATCGGCTGGACTCGGCCGAATTCGATGCGCGGGCTTTCGAGTTTCGCGCTCTGGTATCAACTATCGGATCGGACGTGAATGTTTCCGTTTCCGAGCTCGGCATCGACGCCGACAGTCTGTGAGGAATTGAATGGCACAACACGACTACAATATTGGTGATCAGAACGGCTTCGATTTCCTCGTGGACCTGAACAACGCTCTGAGCGCGATTGCGACGAACAATGCCGGATCATCAGAGCCGAACACGACATTTGCGCACATGCTCTGGTTCGACACGAATAACGACCTCATGAAAATGCGCAATCAGGCAAATAGCGCATGGGTTATCGTCGCCGAAAAGGATGGAAGTGGTTGGACACCTTACCGGCAGGGAACGGCGCTTGACCCGGCGGAAGACAGCTCGGATCCTAATTTCACAAATGACCCTAATGCGGCGGCGCGGCGGGGGCTGGTGCAACAAAAACTTATCAACCTGATATTGGACACAATCCCGGAGCTGGTGGCTGCAGAACTTCACGCCAGTGGTTCAGCCCCGATGTATGCCTGCCGCGCGTGGGTAAATTTCGACGGAACTGGAACAGTGACAATCCGCGCCAGCGGGAATGTATCGAGCATCACGGATAATGGGACGGGTGATTACACTGTAAACTTTACGACGGACATGGAGGATGCGAATTATGCCGCCATAGGCAATGGGATTGGAGACACGGAGGCTATTTCGAGAACCCCAGCTATTAGCAGCAAAGGCACAACGTCATGCACAGTGCGAACTACAATTATTGTCTCTGGCGATGCTACTGATGTTCAAATCTGCGATGTAGCAATCTTCCGCTAAAGGGGAACCAAATGGAAAAACGTATCATCTACCAAAACGACACAGGCGGCGTGGCTGTCCTGACCCCTGCCGATTGCGGGCTGACGATTGAGCAGATCGCGGCCAAGGACGTGCCAACGGGTAAGCCCTACAAGATTGTTGACGCGGCAGACATTCCTACAGATCGCGAATGGCGCAACGAATGGACTGTTGATGAAGCCGATTTGACCGATGGAGTGGGCGCATGATTATCAAGATTGGCAGACCCGACCCCGCAATCGCACTGGCGCAAGCCCGCGCGGCAGTAAACGCAGAACGCGACCGCCGTATGACCGCAACCTTTGCCTTTGCTGGCAAACGGTATGACTGCGATGCCCAGAGCCTCGCGCGCATCACGGGCGCAGCCACGCTTGCAGGTTTTGCCATGGGTGGTGGAGCAGAGGTCGGCGACCTGCGGTGGCATGGAGGCAATGCAGACTTCACGTGGATTGCCGCCGACAACAGCCTGACCACGATGGACGCTCAGACGTGCTTTG